GTAAGAGTTCCAACGCCACCAGTCCAGACAAGAAGTTTAGAGCGATCTGTGCTTCCCGTTGTATAATTGGAGTTAAATAAACTAACGCTTTGTGATTGGTTGAGCGTTGAGGCAATTGCCTTGATGCCATATCCAGCCAACGCTCCAGCTGTGGCCGAAGATACGCCAGCCCCATATTGAAGAACTTGCCACGCGCCGTTAGCCGAAGTGTTATCGGTAACATAAACTTGCCAAAGCAAACCAGAATCAACCGACATAATGGTATTGCCACCAGCATCCCGAACGGTAAACGTGGTTGTTCCGACGTTATTGAATAAGATTGTTTGACCTTGCGATGCCAAAGCAGCAGATGGCAAAAACACACTACGGCCCGAGGCAGTACAGTTAACGTCAATAATGCTGGCGGCAACATTGGTAGACGGGACAGTCTCAAGCGGCCATTGAAGCACAATGTCTTGGGTGCTTAGATCAACAGCAAAATACGAAGCCTGACTTGGGTAAATAGTAGAACCGCCAAATACTTCAGTGTAACTCATATCAAGCCTCGGCTCTGGTTGTGCTGCGGTCAACAATGCGCTTCAAATCTTCCTGATTGATCGCAGCGACAGCCTCGGAGTAAAATTGTTTCCAAACAGGAATACGCTCATCATTCTTTAAGAATGGCGTAGCTTCCAATAGCGCACCATAAAGAACCAATTGTGGGGCGTACTCAGTGATCCAGTTGGTTTGGTTTGAATCGCTAAGTAGGGCTGGAAGCTCGTAATACAGGATTTCAATTGGATAGTTTTGATCCGGAGTCGGACAAATAATCCAATTGTTGTAGTTATAATCAGCGTAAAATTTGGGTTGACCCGTTTGAGACTCATCAGGCCAATAGTTTCTGACGTACTCATAACTACGTGGAAAAATTGGAGTACGGGTAGCATTTCCCGTTCCAGTACCAAAGTTAAGAGAAATGGTTGTGCGCCAACGATCAGGCTTTGGATATACAGATACGCCAGCTTCAAGGTTTGTTGTTACCGCAACAATAAACCCTTCAATCTTCAGATCGGCAATAATGCGGCGTTCAGCCAACGTAATAAGGCGGGGTATTTGCTGATAAACAATTGGATCAACCGCAGCCGAAGCTCCGCGCTCCAGATAATTCTGGATGTCGGTTTGAAGCTCGTTGAAGGTCATTCCAGTCTGAGAGGTCGCCATTTACCTATCCGGTCATGCTAATTGCGGTTTTCTCAACCGATGCCACTCGGTTCCCCCACGTTATACCATATCTATTCCAATCTGGCAGTCCCTGCAAAAAGGTAAGACGGTAGTTGCAGAGCTTACGAATCAGATCGCGGTCATCAGCAGATTTAACTGCTTGCATGGTTTGGACACCCATAACTCCATCAGCCGTAACTCCAAGGATCATTTGCAAAAACCGGATAGCACGACCAACACCAGAATTTACCGATAAATCATACAAGGCATAATCCAAGCCTTCAGGAAGCTCGCTACAACGACAGGAGGCCCAAAAGTTTTTCTTATACAACGGTTTAATGTCGTCGGGGGTCAAAGCCTTCATATCGTCATGTGTTACTTGATGACCAACCCATGCTTCCCAAGTTGCTTGGGTTACACCCATATTGGTACACCCCTGACGACCATCAGCTAGGCGGTTGCCTTTATCATGCGGATCGTCCTGAAAACCACCTTCGGTCTTTAGGACGATATTAAAACATTGGTCAAAGTTGTCATTCATAGCATTGGTGTCGATTTGTAAATCATTTCATCTTTCCTTTGTGATCCGGAAGATGAACCAAAAAAGAAAGACAAAACAAGAATTACACCATCACGAAGCGTTGTCAGAAGCTCCGAAACCGATGGATCATTTATAGTTGACCAGCCAGCCATCTTTAATCCAGTGATGACAGCAAACCCACCAATAATCAAAACTGCTAAAACCCGGGGAATCCAATCCCGGGTTTCAATTTGCATATGACGGGCGCTATCCCGATCCTGTTCAGCAATCTGCTCAAGATTAATGTCCAATTGTTTCATTTGGACTTTGAAGTCCGCATCAATCTTTTTAATCGCAGAAAGTTGATCTGGAGTTGCAGTCAAAAGGGCAGATTGAATTTCATCAACAGACCCATCTTGATGCCCAAATAATGCACTAGAAATGGCACGGGTAGCCATACCAGCCAAAGGACCACCAAGAGCAGTGGCAATGGTTGGTGCGATATTTTCAATCAGCCCGCCCCATTTTCCAAAGTCCATTATTCATTGTCCTCTTTAGCATCTTCAGAATCAGTTTCCTGAACCTTCAATTGCTCGATAGCTTCAGCTTCAATGCGGTTAATTAAAGCGCGGGTTGCCCGAGCTGGCTTATCAAGAAGTGCGTCAAGGACTAAGTTAACTTCTTCGATGGTAAACGTAAATTCGATATTTTTCATTTGATTCTCCTTATTTAATGAAAAGTTCTTTAATGTTAGACCAAAAACCAACGATTCCTGCTAAGGCTCCGCCGATCATTACTCCTACTCCTCCTATAGCGACCATTGCTTTCCAAGACCCTTCAGCATTATGTAATATGCGAAGCATCTCTTTCTGGTCTTTTTTTATCTCAAGCATATCGTTTTCTAGCCTGTCAACCCTAGCTAAAAGTCCACCAATTGCAAGGCTAGAATCTTCCATTTTATGCCTCTATCGGTGCGGTAAATTGACCCGTTGTAGGATCGTAAATCCACCCAAACGTAACGGGTGAACCGTCTGGCAATCCAACAATAGTGCAACCTTCCGGTGAAGGGTCAATTTCAGGGTTAGCAATAATTGTATTAATTACGGTTTCATTGCTATTTTGAACAAGAGCGCAATTCATTACGTGTACTCCCAAACTCTAATTAACCCAGCAGCGCCAACCCCACCAGTATTACCAAATGAACCACCGCTACCACCGCCACCGTAAACTGTACCAGCCGCACCAGTTAAAGTTCCGGAGGCTACGTTGGAAATTTTACCAATAGCACCCATACCTAAAATGCTATTACCACCAAAACCAGTGACGGTAAAATTGTCTGTATTAGCAGCGGTTTTGAAACCAACACCACCCGGCATACCAGTAATATTTATATCGCCATTAGTTGCTGTACCGCCAGCACCGCCAGCATTTGGAGTACCAACCCCCAATGCTCCAACACCACCACTCGCAGTAACGGTTGTTGCGCCAACAATAATTGTGGAACTGCCGCCAGTGCCACCGTTAGTATTTACTCCAGTAGTTCCACCAGAACCAATAAGAATTGCGTAAGTTGAACCAATTTGAATTGTTCCAGCAACCGTCTGTGCGCCTGTTGTAGCGTTAGCATATGAAACAGAAGTGGTCGAAGATGCCGTTACTGTGTAAGTTCCATTGTATCCAGTCGGCGTTACGCCAGCAATCGTGACAAGCGTTCCAACTGTTGGCGCAGAAGATTGAGCTGCAAACGTAATTGTTGCAACTGAACTAGTTCCACTCGCTCCAGTAGTAGCAACTGATGTCGAAGAGATACCTGTAAAATATTTAGCTGCGTAAGCACCGCCACCACCACCACCGCAAGCTCCAGTATTAGAGCCACCACCTCCACCACCGCCGCCAACAAGCTCAACGTAAATGCTAGTTGCATTTGATGGAGTAGTGTAAAACACTCCAGAAAGAATTTGTGGTGCGCGAATAAGAGTACCAGTTGTGCTGGTGCTTCCTGAAGTTAAAGCAACTGTTCCTGTTGCAGCTGGAAATGTAATGGTATTTGTTCCAGCAACAGCTGCGGCTTGAACCGTAATCGAGCCAGAAGTTGACCCTGAAAATATTGTTGCTGGTACTGTTACACCAGTAGTTCCGTTAATTGTTACGGTCATAGATTTGTTCCTACATTTTCAAAAATTATGAATATTCCCAGATACGCATATAACCTTGGCTACCAGCACCACCAGATTGAGCAGAACCATTCGTTTTTGCGCCGCCTCCGCCACAACCATAAAACGAAGCCGCTCCACCGTTGCCGTTAACGGTAGTAGAATAACCCAAACCGTTCCCCGGCAAATAAATATAATTGGGCTGTCCGCCATTTCCGCCGTTTGCAGAACTTCCTCCAGCCGTTCCGGCTGACCCAACAAAACTTAATGTGCTTCCGTTTGTTACAGTCCCCGCTGTTCCAGCAGCACCAACAGTACCAAAGCCACCGCCACCACCACCGCCACCCGCTGTATAAGTAGTTGCTCCAACAGTTATCGACGTATTTCCGCCCGCTGTACCCGCATTATTACCGGCGGCAGCACCACTTCCACCACTACCAATAGAAATAGTATATGTATTAGGTAGTGATACGGGGATGGTTTGGGTTAAATAACCACCGCCACCACCGCCGCCAGCACCACCAGAACCACCACTAGCCTGACACCCGCCACCACCACCACCGCCGCCTAGCATTTCAATATAGATGCTAGTGCAACCAGTAGGGGGTGTATAAACAGTGGTTGCTGTATTTGTAATTATTTGTGGTGCGCGAAGAAGCTGCCCAGATGATGAAACGCTTCCTGTTGAAGTTACAACAGCAATTCCCGTTGTTGCTGGCAATGTAATGGTGTTTGTCCCTGCCACCGCCGTTGGCGCTAGGGTAATTTGACCAGAAGTTGCACCATTAAGGGTAACATTTCCCATATTAGATCACCGTCCAATTTGAGGTTGATGGGACTGTTACCGTTGCTGTTGCTACAATTGTAATAGGGCCAAATGTGCCAGCGTTGGTATTAGCTGGGACCGTATAGCTGTTATTTATCGTTTTACCGTTTTGAAAGAAAATCTGATCGCCACCCGACCCAGTAGGCTGTGTTATTTGACTTGAAGGTATTGTTCCAAGTACGCCTGTATACGACATGGTGGCTCCAATTAACTAATTTGCAAAACCGAAGCAATGACATCTGCTGCTGGTGCAAGGGTAGCTGTACCCGCAACCGTTTGAGCGCCTGTCGTTGCATTTGCATATGTGATAACTCCACATGATCCTGC